AGTAAGTACCGTAGTAGTTCTTCTTTCGCATAAAGTTGCTTTCGCTACCTTCTTCGAGAGCTTCGAAAGGAATAAACTCCCTTTCTTGGACTACGAACGGCTTAATGATTCCGGCTACGTTAAGTAGGTACCAGTTATTGGTATCGCTTAACCAGTCGGCTACTAAGATTCGAGCCTTGCCCTTTAGAGTGTTAGTAGCACCGCTAGAGTTAATCAACGCTTCGAAAATAGTCTCGGCTGTTGCCTCTAGGTCGGCTGGAACTACGATAAGTAGGTCCATATTACGATTCATTGTAGGACGACCGAAGTCATCTTTCATTTTACGTAACATTGTCCTAGCTGTTTGGAAGCTAGTAGCGTCTAACGCAGAAGTAATCTTGTTACTCTGAGTAGAACCAGTTTCGCCGATAGGGTGGTCCGTATCGAAGAAGTACTGTCCGTCGTAACAAAGACTAGTAAATCCGCCTGGAAGTAGAGTTTCGAAGACTAACTCGTCGGGGAAAGCCTTAGCTGATTCGCCGATACTCTTAGCTTGGATACCATACTGTCCTGTTTGGTCGTCTTTAATATCTGCGTGATTAACTTCGATAGAAGCTTCGAACTCCTCGTTAGTAATCGTGTAAGTGTGCTCTAAGAGTTTCTTAGGAACACGCTCGCCTTTCATACGTCGTAGACGAGGGATACTACCAATCCAAGCGTAGTTTTCACTACGAGCGGTTGACGGTACTTTTGTTGCGACTTCTTGCCAATGCGTTTCTACCGAGTTATAACCCTCGAAGAAGTTGGTAAGTAAGCCTTTTGCTAGAATTGATTCCATTTTAGTATATTACCTTTCTTACCCTATTACGCTCGGTCTCGAATATCGACACGAACTTTACTTGATGATAGAACTTCGACTACACGACCGACTAGTACGTCGTTAGTAGTAGTTGCGGCTAGGTCGACGCTTTGGTTATCTACTGCGTAGACCAAAGTATTTACGTCGGCTTGTGCGGCACTCCACGCTGCTACGAAAGTGAAAACTCCCGAACGGCGAACTTTAATAGATAGGTCTCCTGCGGCACCGCCGGAGTTATCTACGCTTTCGTCTGCTACACCTACTACTACAGCGTTAGCGTCGTCTCCGGCGTTAACTGCGTATCCTGCGGCGTTAATAGCGACTAAAGCTCCCTCGAAAATGCTTTCAGCACCTTGGAGGAACGATAGTACTAAACCGTCTTGGCGGTCTGTACTAGCTTTTCGTTCTGTAATATCTGCCATTACTTTGTACCTTTCTTTTGATACTTAATGCTTAATGATTTGAGAGCCTCTCGAAAGACTGGGTCTTTCTCCGCTAGCTCGTCCATTTTTGCGGGGTCAGCTCCAACAGCTTTAAATCCTGCTAGTTCTGCTTCTGAAAGTGTTTCGGACGGCTTCTTATTATCGTCGCTGTTCTGAGAAGAATCGTCGTCCTGATTCTCGTCTTCCTTATCTGAACCATTTTCCTCGGTAGAAAACTTTACGTTTCCTGCCTCGAGTATATCAAGAACTACGGTAGCTAAGTCAATCTTTTTACCGGATTCGGTAGAAAGTTGTACTCCGGCACCTAATTTAGCTAGGGCTAGAATCTTAGTTTCTTGAGCTGGAATAACTTTACCGGCGGATAGAAGCGTATTATATCGCTCTTTAATAGCGTATTCGGCATTTTTAAGTTGAGCCTTAGCGAGAGCCTTATCTTTATCGGCTTCCTCGTCTTCGTCTTCTTCCTCTTTTTTATCGTCGTCGGAGTTTTCGCTAGAGTCGTCGTCGCTATTAGCGTCGTCGTCTTTATTCTCGTCTTCCGAGTTAGAGTCGTCTTCGTCTTCGCTAGGAGCTACGGCTTCGGAGATTTGAGTAGTAACTTCTTCGGCTACTTCCGTAGGAACGGTTACTTCTTCTCCGGCTTTTACTACTACTTCTACGTCTTCTTCGCCGTCCTTATAGGTAACGGTTACGTCGAACTCTTTGTCGTTTTTTATAGTTGATTCTTCCACGTTAGATAACTCCTTTACTTTCGTTCTTGATAGCATTATAGCACCGTCTGTAGCGAGCGATAACCCTACCGGTTTAAATGATTTACTTAGCTTACTTAAAGCTTCTCCTACTTTTTCGAACGCTGTCATACCTATTAGATACGGAGTATTAACTAAAGCTACGTGTAATAGAGTAGCTCCGTAATGCTTTCCGTTATCTTGTCGGATAAAATCCCACATAAAAGATATACTTACGTCGAATATTAAGCCTTTATCGAGCTTATCTATAGTATCGTCGTCGGCTATTTTTAGATTAGCGTAGAGACCGTCTCCGGCTACTACTTCTAGAGATTCTACTAATCCGGTATTAACTCGAACGTCGTCGGTATGGTTTAGAGGAACAGGTACAGGAGAACCGAGAGCGTCGTCGTTAAAGTTCTTAACGATAGTTTCGCCCCAAGCTTCGTCTAGAGTCATATTCGGGTCGTCGGAGAACCAAGGATAGTCGGGATTAACCCACTGTCCGAACTTGGCTATTTGTTTTCGATAGATAGTACCTTTAAAAGTCGCTTTCTGCGTATCTTCGCTAGCGAACTGTAGAATATTACCGTATTTAATTTTCTTTGGCATATTTTTTCTCCATAGTTTTATGATAGCATATTATCTTTTAAGTAACACTAGATAGGAAGCTTTGGTCGTCTGCGTCTTTTAGACGGTCTCCGGCGGTCTTTCCGTCTATATCCGTAGCCCAAGGGTTAGAAGCCGAACCGGAGTCGTTTAACTTCTCTCCCATTGTACCGGCAGAGTTAAATACCGTAGCGACGGCATTCCAAACGGCTGCGGCTAAAGCTTCCGGACTAAGTTCGGTAAACGGCGTTATATCGGCGGATAAATTAGCCTTAGCGGTAATATCGCTATCTAAAGTACCAGTACCTATTAAGGTAGCTACGCAGTCGGCTAACGCTCCTAAAGCTCCGGTTAAGTCTCCGCTACCGGCTAAGTCGGCGGTCGCTTCTAGCTTACCGACTATATCTCCGGATATAGCACCCGAACCCGATAAAGTCGCTACGGCGGAAGCGATAAGTCCTAAAGCTGCGTCCGAGATAACCCCCGAACCGGCTAATAGAGCTTCGGCGTTTAATCCTCCGGCTAGATTAGAGAAGCTTATATCTCCGTCTCCGGCTAGAGAACCGTAAGACGATAGCCCTCCGGTCTTCGGAGATAATACCCACGAATACGGCGGTCTATAGCCGTTAGGAGTAGAGTTACGGTCGGTCTCTCCGTCTACCGAAGCTTCTCCGTAAAACCTACCTCGAACCGCTCCGGACTTTCCGGACTGTGCTCTAGAATCGGATATAGTCGAACCGGCGAAAGCTCGTCCTGGGTTTTTATTTAGTACGGAGTAGTTTCCGAGTAGCATAATTTTAACCCCATATAAAGTCTAAGTGTCCGTAGAAAGCCGAGTTAACCGGAGTTGCGGCACCGGCGTACATTAACCAAGCTAGACAAGCTCCGTCCTGTACTTGCGGTAAACTAGGAACTTGATTTAATAAATCTCGCTCGGAAGCTACGCCGATAGTCGTTAGCGGTAGAGTAAGTAGAGGCTTACAAAGTACGAGATTTAGAACGCCCGAGGTATAAGTAGCCGAAAGGTTAAACTGTTGTACGCTACGGATACCCTTATCGCCGTTAGCTAGAGGAATAAACGGACCATACTTACCGGCTCCAGTACCGCTATAAGGTATAGAGGTTACAGGTGCGGCGGTAAGTCCTGCCGGTAGAGTAGCCGGAGTAAGATTACCGGCGTTAGCGTCGGAGTCGGTATAGGTAAGGCGAATATTCGGAGTACCGGCTCCCATTACCGTACTAGGAGTAAGGAACGCTTGTACGCCCTCTCCGGTAGTATAGCGAGGTAGAGTAACGGTATTATTTAGAGCTTGGTCGCCGGTCGTAGTAACGGAAGTAATAGGATAAAATCCGAGGAGGTCGACGAGCATTAGAACGGCTGGCATACTCGTAGCTGCCGCCGAAAAAGCCGAAGCGTTTAAGATATGCTTAGTAGCCGGAGATACGTCTCCGCCGTGTCGAATACCGTTAGCTCCGGAAGTAGTATCGGTTAAAGCTTGAAAAGCTAGGTTAGTACCAGTACCGAGAATAGTATCGGCGGACGGATTACCGGCACCTCTTAGTAACGAATACCACATACCGGCGGTCTGAGCCGTAGTAGAGAACGTATTCTTATTCCAGTCCTGACGATGAAAATTACCGTCTACGGTCATTTTATTTACTAAATCATCTACGCTAGTGAATCCGCTCATATTTTAGTCTCCTTTTTTAATTCCATATTACCTTTATTGTACCGTGAATCGGCGTTGCGGCTAAACTTCCTTGCGGTAAGACTATCCACGATAGATAAGCGTCGTCTTTTATCTCTGGTAGAGAGCCGGATTCTAATAAATAATCTTTCTCGACCGGAGCGTCTATACCTCTAATTTGTGTCTGTGCTAAAGGTTTTACGAGAACTATAGTAAATAGTCCAACGTCTGCCCCATTCATAGTAACACTTTCTATAGCTCTAACGCCGGTATCTCCTTGCTGTAGCGGTATAAACGGACCAGCCGTATTTACTGCGGCACCGTCGGAAGTAATAATAGAGCCGATAGACGGAGCGGAGTTCTGCGGTACGTTCGGAGTAACTCGTCCGGTAACGCCCTCGCTATTAGTATAAGTAACGCTAAAAGTCTGTCCTCCGGTACGTCCGGCGACGCTTAAAGCTATCATCTGAACGCCCTCTCCGTCGCTATATCTAGGAAGCGGTACGGTATTATCCATTATTTGAGGGTCTAAGGTAGAGTCGTCTATAGACGGATAATAAAGTAGGTAGTCGCACAATATCATCGGCATAGGTAGAGCCGTCGCTACTATAGCTAGCTGAGTAGTCTCTCTAAGATATTTCTTTAAGGGAGATACGCTACCGCCGTGATAAAGCCCTCCGTCCGTAGACTGGGCTACCGCTTTAGCGATTAGAGGCGGAGCGTCGAACCAGTATTTAGGAACTGGATTTCCTGGGCTCATAGATAAATCGAACCATATACGAGCCGTAGTAACTTGAGACGGAGATTTACGCCACGTAGAAAAGCGAGACGCACCTCTTAGCTCTGCGTCTACGACTTCTTTTACGTTAGCGAATCCTGCCATTTAATTACTAACCCCTCCCTTGCCGGCCATTGTAGCGACTAGCTCGGCTACTACCGGAGCGTCGCACTTACAGGCTTTAATAACTTTTTCGCCTATAACTATAACTTTTAATTTACAAGCTTGACAGTGGTACATAGAGCTTAATCCTCCGTAATAGTCAACGCACTAGCCGAGAATTGAGGCTGAATCAAGTTAGCGACGGCTAGAGAAGCGTTTAAAGCTCCGGAGTAAAGAATCTGTCCTGCTCCCGAAGCTGTAGTAACGATAGCTACGTGAGTAATCGTATTACCGCTCGCTCCGCATTGTGGGAACTGAATAAGACCAGTATTAGAGCTAGAACCTCCCGAAGCTGCCGAAAAGCCGGTAGCTGCGGTTACGGCTACTCGAGCGTAGTCGGTATAAGTCGCTTCGTTAGTAGTAGCTGAACCGGCTTCTCCTGGGTCGGCGGTATAAAGAGCGATATAACGGCTAGCGTTAGAACGCCAAGCAGGGTCTACGGCTCGTAAGATAGCGTCTAGCGTATCGTTTTCGGTAGTATTAGCTTTACTCATCTTCTTTTTTCTCCTCTTTCTTAGATTCTTTTACTTTAACGGATACTTCGCCGTTTACGATAGTAACCGTCGCTTCTCGAATCTCCTCGAGGCTAAGATTATAAGTACGGCAGAGCTTCTCGTATAATAGCCCGACTGTTACCGCCGTCTTATCTACAACCGGCGTAAGCGTTGCTTCTATTTCTGTAGGTATAGCTTTTTCTTCTTTACTCATAGTAGATTCTCCTATCTTAGATTTTACCATAATTATTAAAATATCTCTCCGTAGCTACCATAGTCTTCGCTAGCCGGACTCGGAGCGGTTGTCGGGCTATCGTATACCGACATAAAACCTCCCTCGCCTTTAACGTAGTCTACGATATTCGTCGTTAAGTTCTTACGTAGAATATACCAATTAAGGTCTTTATCCTCGAAAAATAGATACTGATAACTAGCCGTTTCGGATTTACCGTTATAGCCATACTTAGCCGTCGGAGCGGTTAGTTCTACGAGAGGAGCTACTCCGCCTCCGCCACCTCCTCCGCCGAGAGCCTTATAGAAGTTAATACCGTCGGTTAGCCGGACGTTAATATAGTTAGTCGCTCCGGCTTTTTCGTATTCGATTTTAACGCTATCCTTAGCGTCTTTAGGAAGCTTCTCGATTAGACGGTCGACTTCGGCTTTTAATTCCGTAGCCGTAATACCCTTAAGGTTAATCGTCGGATTAAGCTCGAGACTTTTAATAGCGTTATCGAACTTTAGAATATCGTCGGCTATCTTAGCGAATAGCTTTTCGTTCGTAGAGTTATCGAACTTCTCCGGAATAGCGAGCTTAAAGTTATCGACTAACTTAGCGAAAGAGACGGATAGTTCTCCTCCTAGTTTTTCGTTACTAAGAGCGACGGCTTCGGCTAGCCCTTTAGCGAGTTCGGAGATAGTAGCTTCTAACGGCTTCTTTTCGTCGGCGGTAAGATTCTTAATACGAGAGATAGTCTCCGAGGCTATTACGATAGCGAGTTCTTTAATCTCGGCTTCTCTAGCTTCCTCGGCTTCTCTTTTTTTCTTTAAAGCGATTTGTTCTAGCTTACTAGGCATAGTCGATTACTCCTCTCGAAGCAATTTTTCGACTGCTTGATTAACCTTTTCGTTAGCTAGCTCCTCTACTTTATCCGCTAGGTTACGAGTAAGGCTAGGCTCGTCTACTCCGCCTGGCTTATCCGGAAGTCCAGTTATAGTAGGTTGGTCTAATTCGTCTTTAAGGATAGCTACCCAAATACAGCGACAGTGATGATGTATAGGAGGGTCGAACTCTGTTCGCTTATATTCGGCTTCGTCTACGACGCTTCCGTCTAGGTCGTCGCAAATAGGACAGGTCTTAGTATCGAGAATAGCCGAGTACTGATATTCGCTAATATCGCTAGCGTTATCGGCGAATACGTCTTTACGACCTCGGTTAACGCCGATAGATACGACGGCTGCGGCGGATAGAGCGATATTATCGGTATAGAAAGCGGAGAATACCGCCGTAATCTTAGCGAGAATATCTCCGATAGAGAACTTCGAGAGTTGGTCTTTACGTCGACCTTTCGATACTTCGTTCGTAATCCTAAAGGTAAGGTCGGCGAATTGCTTATCGGCGACGGAAGTAGCGTTATCCCTAAAGAAGTCTTTAGACTCTTTCGGAGTAACCGGAGCTTTTACGCCGAGTTCGTCGGACGCTCCGTTTTTACCGTATACGTAAGCTTCTAGACCGGACTCTTTAATAGCTCGGACGTACTGATTACGTAGATTCTCGTCGATTATATTCTTCTCGGTAATCTTATTATAAGATTTACTCTCGAGGTAGCCGTCTATTTTAGCCGTAGCTTTAACGACTATTTCGTCGTATATAGGACGGATAGAGCGTTCGTATTCGGCTTCGAGGCTATTAAGCTTCTTATCTATTCCGGTAAAGTTAACCTTTTTCTCCGCCGGAGTAAGGTCTCGACGCCAACCGTCGGTACTTAGATTACGTCGGCTATTATCCGTAGGAGGAGGCGGTACGTCGTTAGAGGTATCGTCTTCGTTAGCCGAATCGTCTTCGCCGGACGTAGCTTTATCTAGGACGTTTACGTCTATATCGAGCTTATCCGCTACTTTCTGTACTACTCCGTCGATAACTTCCTGCGGTAACTTATCTTTCTCGGTAAGCTTAATAAAGACTTGCTTTAATAGCTCGATAGTAGAGTCGGTTAAGTCTTCGAACTTAAACGTACCGTAGAGAGGCTTCTCGAAGTTATAGTTATATAAGTCCGGTATTAGGTAGCTCGTAATATGAGTCGAGAGAGACGTTCTTACGGCTTTAAGAGCCTGTATAAAGAAGTCGCTCTGGTCTTGGCTAAGGCTATAGCTACCGGTCTTAGAACCAGTACCGAGAAGAATAAACATAGCTAGGACGCTTCGTGCCATTTCGGCGTTATGATGTTCTACGTATGGCATTAAATCGAACTGCGAGCCGGTATTAAGTGCGGCTAATTCGTAGCCGAACGGTAGACCGACGGTAGCTTTAAATCCTAGTTCGTCGACGGCTTCTACCGTAGCGTCTAGTTCGCCTTGAGAAGCCTTTTCTTTACCGGTAACTACCTTAGTCTTTAGAGCGTCGCTCTGTGCCTGTTGCTCCATAAAGTAGTGTAGTCTTCGCTTCTTATCGTAGGATACGTAAGCCGAAGTAAACGCCGAACGACCTTTAAGGTTATGGAACTCTTTACCGTAGGTATAAAGAAAAGCCCTTTCTAGAGGGATAATAACTTCTCGGTAATCGCTTCCGATAAAAGCTCGTTGTTTAAATCCGTTAAATCCACCTCGGTCGTCGGTACGCATAGCTAGAGTCGTCGGGTCTCTCCAAGCTACTTTTCTAAATACGACTCGTCCGTCTTTAACTTCTAGGACTTTCTCGAATCCGGCGTAACCCTCGATAACTCCTCGTAGAGCTTGGGCTAATACTAAGTCCATAGGAGTAGACATACCGCCTTTATGCGGAGGTAATCGTAGTCTATCCTCGACCCACTCGCTTTGCTTTACGGCTTCCGGCGTATCGTCGTCCGGCTCGATAGACCAGTTAGAGCCGAGTAAGGGCATTACTATCGTATTAAATAAAGCTTGTACCGTACCGTCGGTATCGAGCATTTTCTTAAAGTCTGCTACTTTAACTTTAGATGTATCTATAAACTCGTCGCCGAATATCGAGGGCATTAGTCCGACGGTAGAGGTACCAACTTCTACGCCGACTTCCGGAGGTGTAGGTTTGGCTAGTGAGATTTTTATTGGTCCTATCTTCATATCTATAGTATATTCCTTATTTTTATTCTCTCATACGTTCGTTTAATCTAGAAGCTACATCTTTTCCGGTACTGGCTTTCGCCTCGTCTTCTGTACTGATTATATCAGCTAACGAGTAAATAAGTGAGTCCGCTCTATCCGGACTTTTACCCTTGTAACGAGCTTTCCAATCGTCTTTACTTTCTACGGTTAAGCCTCGACCGGTAAACTTATACTTTCTAGTAGAGAGTTGCATTATTAGTTTATCGTCTTTAGGAATAGCTAATTCTCCGGCTATAAATAGCTCTCTCGCTCTCCACCATAATTGAGAAGCTAAGTTAGCGAACGTAAGACCGGTAGCGTCCGGTAAAGCCTTAGCGTTGTTATGAATCTCGGCTATACCGTCGATATTAGAATCGGCTAACGTATCGTAGACACCGCCTCCGAGTCCGTCTACGTCGATACCGATAAAGACCGGTCTAGGACTAGAGTACTGTAGTATCCGTCCGGCGGTAGCGGTCGTACCCTCTTTAAACGATATTTCTTGCTCCGGTATATAACCACCGAATCGAGGAGTAATAACCGTTTCGTCGTTACCGAATCGAGCAGGGTCGACTCCTAGACGTAATGGTCCGCCTTTTTCTTTAAGCTTTTCTCGGTGTTCTTTTTCGCAAGCTAACTCTAGGTAGTTAAGCGGTATTACCGTATTCGTAGACTCGCTCGGGAAGTTACCGAGTACACGAGCTTGGAACATCGGACTATCTATACCCCAAGAATCTATTTTCTCGAAAGCCCAACGAGGAGAGACGAGCCAAGGCGATACTATTTCTACGTTATCTAGGTTAACCGCTCTTAGATCTTCTAAAGACTTAACGCCGTTATTAACGAAGTTCGGAGTATCGAATACGGAGATATGGATTTTATTAGAATAATCCCAACTATGGTGCGATTCTCGGAAGCTACCGGAGTCGCTAGTCGGGTTTCCTATCATTAGCATACGAGCTTTTTCGGAGGTCATCATACCCTCGATAGCTTCGAACGCTGGCTCGGCTACACCTGCCGCCTCGTCGATAATAATTAGAATATCGCCACTTGCGGCGTGAAAGCCTTGTAGCTTATCAGGGTCGCCGGACGAAGCTCCGATAGCGTACCAGTCCGGAGCTATATCGAGACGAGTCTTTAACGGCTCTCCTCCGAGTTTTTGTTTACTGGCTTCGTGAGCCGAACGTAACTCTCTCCATAAAAGGTTTTCTACCTGTCGCATAGTCGGAGCGGTAGTAACGACGATACTTTGAGGGTGGCTATATAAGAACCATAAAGCGGTACGTGCGGCGATATACGTTTTACCTACGTCGTGGCAAGCTCGAACGGTCGTATAACGGTTATCTCGAACCGAGAGAATAATCTCCTCTTGCTTCGACCAAAAAGAACCGCCTAATATCCACTCGTTAAAAAAGGGAGGAGATATTTTAGACGCTTTTCTTAATTTACGAATTGCCTCCGCTTGATTCTTGTCCATTCTCTGATAATACCTTTTCTGCCGCCTTTACCATATCGCTAAAGCCCGACCAGACGCTATTACCCTCGGGGTCTGATAGAGCCGAGACGCTCGTAGGAATACCGAGAACGACTCTCTCTCCGTCTATAGCGATCTTTAACGCTTTCGCTAGTTTCTCTAATTCGAACGTATTTATAGGTCGAGGTATGGGATTATTATTAGCGTCTAAAACGAGGTGTCCGGCTTTATTCGTAAAGTAATTACGCTCGGCTATATCGACGATCGACTTATTAGCTAGAGCCTGTAGGTTTTGCCAATGCTGTAAGTGCCGGCTCTGTGCTTCGCTCTTAGTATCGAGTAGCTTCTTTGTAAAGTCATTAAAGGCTTTTTCGCCTAAGTCTGCCCGAAGACTAACCCAAGCTTCTCTACTAGCTACCGTCTCTACGGATTTAACGCTAACTTTAAAAGCTTTAGCTACGTCGGAGTACTTTACGGTGTTATCCGCTAGGTACATTTTACGAGCTTCGTACCAGTCGATATTCTTCCTACCACTTTTAGCAACTACCTTTTTCTTAGGCGTTGTAGTTTTCGCTTTAGTGGTTGCTTTTTTTACCGGCTTCATACTTTTATTGTACTACTATTTCTTATAACCGTAGCTTAGTGCTATCCCTGCGACGAGAGATAATCCTGCGACGATATAATTTTCGGAGAATAACCCGTAAATAAATAGGGTTGTCGTCGGGATACCTATTCCTAAGTATCCTACCCAACTATACGTAAACTTCATATTTTCACTCCTGTTTAATACTTTTCTATAGGAAGCCAAAAACGGAAGCGTATCCAAAAGCCTTTATAGTGGCGTTTACTAGGGATAATTCCGTCGTCCGGTAAAGATGTTAGTTTAAAGATTCCGAAGTCTAGCACTCGCCAACCGTCGAACCTATACCTAAAGTCGTGGTCGACGGTTAAAACGAGTTGCCATTTATCGAGAACCTTTTTAGGTCTCAACTTCATAGAGCTTATTCCTCTACAGGGATTTCGAACTCTTTACCCACTCGGACTTTAGGAGTCGGGTAATCGAGAATCTTTACGAGTACGCCGAAGAACTTACCCTCGGCTACGTCTACGGAGTGGATTTCTTTAAGAACCCAACCCTCCGGCTCTACGTATTCCGTATCGAGTTCGATAGCGACGACTTTAATTACGGCTTGAGGCTTTTTCGGAGCTTCTTCCGCTACTTCCGGCGTTACTTTTTCTTCGTTCGTAGTTTTGTCCTTTGACATACTGCTGGTCTCCTTTATTTATTGACTTATTTAGTTTAGCACGATTTAAACGCCTTTTTAAACCATAGAGCTTATTAAGGGTCTCTTGGTCGAGCGTATCTCTTAGTTTATACATCGCTACCCACCTCCTTTTTATATTTAGCCGGAATAATTTTCGGAGCTATCTTCGAAAGATTTACTTTATGGTAATACCGAGTAAGGGTCGTAAACTGTTTCGAGATTTTAGAGATACCAGGGTTAGCGAGAATAGCGTAATACGATTTATTATACTGTCCGTCCTGCGAGTATATTTCCGTAAGCCCTCCGGTCTGCTCCTCCGGAGGCTTCGCTAGCCCTCGGACGTTCGTAAAGCCGAAGATTAACTTAGCTTTCATCGCTCCGTCGATTCCTTGGACCATATCCTCGTTAGTACGACCTCTAAACTCTAGGAATAAGCTTTTATCCGTCGGTAGGTTATGGAAGTTATAGACTTTCTTACGAATATCATACTTAGCGTACGGAGCGACGGCTTGTACGAATCCGACGTTAGCGGCACCGGTTTTATAGCCGAACTCGGAGATAGCGGAGAATAGAGCTTTTAGGGTTTCGCCTTTATTTATAACTTTCGTTTTACCTTTAGAGGTCTTATAAGCGAATCGGGTATAGTCGTCGTCGAATAGCCAATACCGGATAAGCCCTCTTTTTTCGGCTAGCTCTCGGCTAATATTCCTATTCGGGTAGACGCATTTCGTATCTTTAAAGTTATCCATACTTAGCTCGGGGATTATCGCCTCGTCTCGGTTGATAACTTCTATATCATATTTGGAATAAGTCTCTTTAATATAGTCGATATAAGGGTCGGTATCCTGAAGAATTATAACTATATCGCCGTCGTAGCCTATCTTTTCGAGCGTCTCTATAGTAAATATCCTTTTTCTTTTATAGTTTAGGATAAATACCGTATTTAGGTCGTTATAGGTCTTCGGAGTTTTCTTCATCGGGGATTGCCTCTACTTTATCGACGTACTCTAGGAAGCCGTTTTCTATCGCTTTATCGTGGTCTAGGATAACGAGACCGAGAGCCTCGAAAGCTTTTTGCTCCTCCGGCGTGGCGTTATTACAGTAGTATCCGGCGATTTTATCCATTTTAAAGTTAACGAAAAAGCTAAGACGATAGTAGAGTAAGCTCCGTACTTTCGGGTCTGTAACCGCTTCTATAATCTCTCGGAGGTGTTCGGGAGCGTCTTCGTATAAGTCGTCTGGGAAGTAGTTTACGTCGTCCGGCTCGTAGATATTCTTACCGGCTAGGTCTTTATCGTACTCGGATTCTAGCTCGCTCGGGTCTTTACCGTCCGGAGAGACCGAATTAACTATATCGCTAAGAGGTACTATATTCGTCGAGACGGAATAAATCTCCGTATCTACTTTATGGACGGTCATTAACTCGGCTAGCTTCTCGGTATTATTCGTACCGATAGCGTCGTTATGAGATAACGCTAGCTCGATTTTAGCTTGCATTACCGAGTCGAACGTCCGGATAGATTTCTTACCGTCTATAACGATATGGACTCCCTCGGAGGTTTCGACTATTTCGGCGATTACGACTTTAGCCGTCTCTTTACCGAGTTCTTTATAAGCTCGGAGACGAGTATTACCGCCGAGAACTTCGCCCTCTACGGTAACTAATAACGGAGAGTGTTCTCCGAGTTCTATTTGCTTTTTAAGTCGCTCGAAGTCTTTAGCCTCTACGTCTCTAGGATTATCTTTAAATAAAAAGAGGTCTTTTACGTTAGCCGTAGTAATACCGTCGGCTTTATTAAAGTTAATCTTTTTCGACATCGTATTTTTCCTTATAGGTAATATAGCAATAAAAGCCGGAGTTACTCGGGTCTTCTTTAGCTTTCGGGTGTACTGCGATATGAACTACCGAATAAACGATAGAAGAAGCGAGGAAGTGATTTACTTTACCCTCCGCTATTTCAGCGGTATCTCCCTCGATTATTTTTAACCTAGTTTTATTCATCGACTGGTCTCCTTAGTCATAGAATCATAATACCATAACTATTTTTACCCACGCAAAGAGACCCTCTACTTTTCTAAGCCTCCGGCTTGAGGGCATATAATCGACTCGTCCTAACTACAACTTTACCGATAGTAACGGAGGATACTTAGTTCTAAGAGGTTGTATTTCGATTAGTTTTAGTAGCTCGTTATAATTCTCGGCTCTAATTTCTTCGATTACTTCGTAGAGAATATCTAAAATCGTCATATCGTAAGTATAGAATATTTTTAAAGTACGTACGTTTACTATCGTATAAAGGCTAGAGTTTAGAGTCCTAGCAACCCAGTTTAGTTATTCGATAGCCCTTATCTATCATCTACCGGCTAATTATTTACGAGGCTTCCGGTCGACCGCTAACTAAGCGTCCTGTCTACCTCTGTTATTAAGGGGTTGACGTTACGCTAATCGTTCGATACAATTAAAGGGTAATTTGTTTTTTACCCTCCACGAATTAAGCCTTTGAACGAGGCTTTTTTCGTATCTAGAATTAGTGTAATTTGTTTCCTATTTACCCTCTCTTATAAGGAGATTTATTTTAAATAGGTAATACGATTATAGCTCGCTCGATAGCTTGCTGTAAATAGCGATTATGGTCTAATCAATCCCTCTCGGATAAACGGAAGCTGTAATTCTAGAGCGTGTACCGCTAATAAAGCTACTCCGGCTTCTAATTCCGATACTCGCCGGTCTTTAGTTTTATCCTCAATTTCGAACATTAGCGACTCGATAGAGCGTAAATAATCTCCTCGAACTACTAATAAATCTCGATTAACTAAAGCCATTAAGTGGCGTCCTAGAGTCGGAACGTACGGTACTGCGGCGTGTAAAGCGTCGTGAGGGTCTCGGTACATCGGCGGTATAAGTTCGTGAGTTTGGCGGACGTTAGCGGAGTCGGGATTTACCGACCACTCTCTATCGTAGAATAAAACGTGATGTCCTTTTTTAGCCATACTTCCGAACTTTCTATTTGGCGTACCGTAGAAGCCGGAGACCAGCCGGTCGCCGAAGCGACTCTATCGAGATAGAACTCCTACGGTACAGTCCAATAATACGATATGGGGATAACTAAATACAATTAACCGATTTCGCTATTTACAAATTAAGCGTTTACGTAGTATTATAGAGGTACAAACAACTAAATAGGAGACCAGCCCTATGAAAACGACGAAAGTCGCCGAACAACTAAACTATAAACGGAGCGTCGTAAGCGACGGTACGAATATCTTTTCACTATCTAGCTACGAAGACTTCGCTCTCGGTCGTAGACGCTTCGCCGTATACGACGTTAAAGGTAAAAGAGTAGAAGCGGAACTCGAAAAAAAGCTTATAGAAGCTAAAGTCGAGAATCCGCTTTTTATACCTCGGGAAGAAGAATAAAAGAAAATGGAGGGTAATAAAAAAATAGAAGTTAAATACGTCGAAGTAAGCTCTTATTCGCTTACCGAAGACGGAGAGTTTACTTGCGACCACGAGTTCGCCGAAGTAACGCCTCCCTGCTGTAGCGGTGCCGACTGCGGTTGCTACGGCTTATATTCTGTCTACTGCGACGACTGCGACTATATGAATATGCCCGAGTTCGAGGTAGAGGCTTTAATCGAAGCGACGATACCGGAAGAACCCGAGTACGAACCGGAGCTAGAATATGCGGTATAACTATCAAGTCGCTATTAAGCGTCCGTTACTACCTCGTATCCTTTGCGGTGCGGTTAACTTTATAGCCGTCCTCGGGTGGCTAGTTCTATTAGTGATATTTATCACTATCGTTACTAATACGTTTGACGAACTAATACTAATATTGTGGGAGATTTAGAAAATGGCAACTAGCTTATACGAACTACGTAAAATACGAACCGACGTTAACAAAAATATAGCTTGGAGTAAAGACCAACTCGATAACTACGGAATGTCCGGAGTACGTCGAGAGGCTCTTAGCCGGTCGCTCAAAGCTTGGGAATTAAAGCGAGATAAACTAACGAAGAAAATTAACCGGATTATTAAGTGGCGTCGATTCTTAACTCGAATCGGTCTACGTAACGAGGTATTTCCGAAAGGAACTAATAAGTAATGAAAGCCCACGTAACAACCCCGATCGAACGAGCGGTAGCCTTTAAAAAGCTAAAAGATAAAGTCGAGTTCGTTCTGTCTAAATACGAGAACGCTCGGAACGACGATATAGAGTGTACTATAGCCGTTTGGCAAGAGTTCTATAGAGTCGGCGACGCTATAGCTCTAGAGCAACTTAAAGACCTACCGAGAGAGTCGGCTATCGTCCGGCTACGAGCAGTAATACAAAACGTCGACGGTAAATATTTTCCTACCGATCTAGCTATAGCACGGAAGCGTGGTATCGAAGAAGTAGCTTGGCAGGAATATATGGCGGTCGTTAAAAATCCGCAAAGGAGTTTATTCGGACTATGAACGAAGAATTATCTAAAGAAGTAATCGACCGTATGGCTCGAGAGCTTCGACTAATACACGAACTCGTAGAGCAGTTAGAGGACGACGACGTAGAACAATCCGTCCGGAACGCTCGGAGAGCTTTAGAGGGTAGACGTACTCTAGAGCTAGAAAATATGGTACATAACCACCACTACCACGCCGGTAAAAATCATATGATAAACGAGATTCGGGAGATTCTCGGGCTACCTAAGCTTTATTTGCCAGGAGAGAAAGAGCGTATAGAGCAAGAGCTTAAAGATTACTACTCCGGTAAAAAGCCTTTAATATACGACTGCCCTCCGCTAGAAAGCGAACAATACCTACTAGAAGACGGCTCGGCTAAGTTCTTTACGCTCGGCGAAGACTGCGATACTTACGTAGTTATCGGTACTAAATCGGCTCGTAAGGCTTTTAATCTAATGAGACGGTACGAGCGAGACGAGTGCGGTCTTGATTCCGAGGAGGGAGTTAGCGGAGAATATAAGAATAATATCGGCGGACTTCCTACCGGTATGATAGTTTGGCGTAGAGCTTATAGCGAAGAAGAAGATTATAGCTATTACTACTCTTGGAGCGAAAAAGATACTAAGAATAATCCTAAAGCGATAGACTGCTTTATAGTGAGGTTTTAATATGATAAGACTAACTATTTACCGAGTAGGAGAGACGCTAGAGCTATTACTCCCGAAGCGTTTTACCGGTAAAGACTTTCCTAGTAATACGGTTAAGTTCGTAGAGCTAGCCCACTATAGCGACGGCAAGATAGAAGATAAAATCTATATCCGACCGTACTATCGGAAGCAAATTAACGGCGTTCTTAATATTTTCGCCGAGGAAGAACTGGAAGTATGATAGTAATAATATTCTTACTATGGCTAATTTTAATGGCTATAGTATTTAAAAAGTAAAGGGTAAATTATGGGTAAAACTACTAAGATTCGATTAACCGAAGAAGAAGCTCGAGCCGAGGAGGAAGCTAATCGTCCTAAAGAACCGATTAAGCTTACGCCAAAGCAACAAGAACAGTTAGCGTTTAGAACCGGTAATCGCCGGACTCGACGTAAGATAGCGAAGCGTAACGGCTTCTATAAGGACCATACCGGCGAAGCGTGGCGTAAGTCTAACGAGATGATTCGTACGCCGAATAGCGGAGATATACTTCTTTAAATAAAGTCCTAGACAAAATAACCGTTTACGGTATATACTAGAATAGTAAATAATAAAACAAGGAGACCAGCCCTTATGTCAAACAAGCCAACCGTTAGCCTACAGGCGTATATTCGCTCGGGTGCGGTACAGCAAGTAATCTCGGAGAGTATCGGCGGAGATAACGCCGGTAACTTTACGACCTCGCTTTTAAGCGTCGTAAATACTAATCCGGTATTACAAGACTGTCCGCCGGAGTCGATAATTAAAGCGGCAATAACCGCCGCAAGTATGAAGCTTCCGATAGACCCGAACCTCGGATTCGCTTATATAATTCCTTATAATAATAAGGTTAAAACGAAAGAACTCGTTACGAAAGCCGACGGCTCTACGTTCGAACGTACCGTCGAGACTTGGCAGAACGTAGCTCAATTCCAACTAGGCTATAAAGGATTTATCCAATTAGCCCAACGCTCCGGACAGTTTAAGAGGATTAACTCCTCCGACGTTCGAGAGGGAGAATATCTCGGTACAGACCGACGCTCCGGAGAAGTCGAGTTCGACTTTATCCAAGACGATAAAGAGCGTAATAGTAAGAAGATTATAGGCTACCTCGGATACTTCCGTCTTAATAACGGATTCGAGAAAGAGCTATATATGACGGTCGAGGAGTTAACCGGACACGCTAAGAAGTATTCTAAGAACTTCGCTAAATATGGTACCGGACTTTGGAAAGACCAGTTCGACGTAATGGCTAAGAAGACCGTATTAAAGCTTTTAATTAGTAAGTACGGAGCGTTATCTACGAGCCTACAGCAAGCTATTAGAGCCGACCAAGCCTCTATAGACGGCGACGGCTATAACTACGTCGATAACGATAAAGAGACTATCGTAGATACCGACGACGAGGCTTCCGATAAAGGTAAGTCCGATAAGACTAACGTAATCGAGGGAGAAGTTACTCCTCCGGAAGACGTAGACCAAACTCCTAAAGAGCCGACCGAAGCGGAAGCTCCGCAAGAACCGGCTAAAACCGAACCGGTCGAGACTCCTAAAGAGAAGCTCGCTCGTAAAATAGCCGAATCTAAAGCTCGTCGAGAATCCGAAAAGAAGTAGCTTTACTTTTAAGCGTTTACGATATACACTAGATAGGTAATATTAAATAAATAGGAGACCAGCCCTATGGAACCACAAATAGACTACTGGAGTTATTCTAGTATGTCGGCTTTACTAAGTAATCCTCTTAACTTTAAGAAGAAGTATATCCTTAAAGTTTACGACGACGCTATGAGTCCTAGCGGAGTAGTCGGTACGGCTTGCCATAAGGTAGCCGAGGCGTACTTCGGGAACGGCAAGTCTACGGACGAAGCTATCCAAGTCGGTTACGACTATATAGATTCCGTTAGCGAGTCGGAGATAGATTACGGCAAGACCGGCTCTAGAGAAAAGATATTAACCGAGTTTAAGCAAGCTATCGGCTTCTTCTTCGAGGAGCTTCCGGTATTCCACGAGATACTAGGAGTCGAAGTATCTATAACGACCGAGATAACCGGAGTCGACGGTAACGAATTACCGCTTCCGGCTAAGGCTAAGATAGATTTAGTCTCTAAGAATAAACTCGGCGAACTAGAAGTAGTCGACTGGAAGTTTAGCCGAGGCTATACCGACGCTAACGTAACGGATTTCTCGAAGTTCTTACAAGCTATGTTCGACTACCATATCGTTAAAGAGAAGTACGGCGAAGCTCCGGCTCGAGTTATCTTTCGGGAGTGTAAAATCTCTAAGAATAAGAATAACGAACCGCAGATTCAAGACTATGTTATCGACTTTAAAGAGGATACTCTCTACGGCGATTTCGCTACGTTCTATAAGCTCTATAACGAGGTTACGAAGTATATTAGCTCTCCGACCTCTATCTACCTACCGAACCCGAACGATTACTTTAACGGTCAAAACTCTTTCGAGGCTTTCCGTTTAGGTATTATCGGTACGGAAGCTCCGGTAGCGGTTAAGCATAAGGTAGCTCAAAAGACTTTCGTAGATAAGAACTACGTACCGTCCGCTAACGACCGAGTAGAGAACCAAGCTTTAACCGACGAAGAAAAGATACGATTAAAGCTACAAGAGTTCGCTATGCCGGTCTCGATGGAGGAGACGTTCGTCGGAGCGTCCGTTACGAAGTACACGCTAAAGCCGTCTAGAGGTATAGCGATGAGTAAAATAGCTAGAGTCGGTAACGATATAGCTCTCGCTCTCGGAGCGGAGTCCGTACGTATCGAAGCTCCTATTCGGGGTACGAACCTCGTCGGTATCGAAGTACCGTCTAAGAACCGGAAGCGAATAGATCTAGCCGAGAGCCATTTTAAAAAAGGTACGACGCAGATTCCTATAGGTATCGACGTTTTCGGTAAAGTCCACTATAAAGACCTCGCCGATATGCCGCACTTACTAATCGCCGGAGCGACCGGTAGCGGTAAGTCGGTAATGCTAAACGTAATCTTAACGGCTCTAACGAAGCAGAACTCGCCGGAAGCTCTACGACTAATCCTCGTAGACCCTAAAGAGGTAGAGCTAGCTTCCTACGCTAAACTAAAGCACCTTGACCGACCGATCGTTACGACGAACGAGGGAGCTATCGAAGTTATCGACTACGTAGTCCGACTAATGGGAGACCGTTATAAGACGCTAGCGAAAGCCGGAGTAAAGAATATCGAGGAGTATAACTTAAAGAATAACTCCGCTCCGCTTTCTCGCTACCTCGTAGTAATCGACGAGTTCGCCGATCTTATGATGACCGGCAAGAAGTCGAGCGGTAGTAGCCTAGATATTAAAGAGCTTACCGAAGCGATTAACCTACTGGCGTTACAGAAGCTCGTCGCCGGTAAAAAGATTACGCAGAAAGATATATCCGGCGTACTCTCTAAGCTTAAAGAAGACGCTTTACCGGAAGTAGAGACCTCTATTATCCGTATCGCTCAGAAAGCTAGAGCCGTCGGTATACACTTAGTACTAGCGACACAGCGACCAAGTGCGGACGTAGTTACCGGTCTAATTAAAGCTAACGTACCGACTAAGATCGCTTTCGCTACTACCTCCGAGGTTAACTCTAGAATTATTCTAGACGAATCCGGAGCGGAGGAGCTTACCGGTAAGGGAGATATGCTATTCCAAGACCCAAGCTCGAGAGACCTAAAGCGTCTACAAGGGCTATATATTTAAATAAGTAAGGAGAATAAATTATATGGGAGGCACTAAAAATGGCGGAGAAAAAACGAAAGCGAAGCTTACTAGAGAAGACCCTGATTACTATCGTAAAATTAGGGCTCAACGTAAGAGCTACCCTAAGCACGACGGTCAATTCGATTCGGACTCGGCGAAAGAATCCGGTAAAAAAGGCGGAGAAAAAAGCCGTCGACCGAAAGCAAGGCGACTCGCTCGCTAACTATCCGCTACACTTCGAGGAGATTAACTCCGGCGTATTTAAACTAAAGAAGAAGAAAGGTAAAAAATAATATGAAAAAATTACTACTAGGTATCGGCGTAGGAATAGGAGTCGTAACGGCTCTCGTCCTCGCTCCTATCGGCTTCGAGCCGGTAGGATTAACGAACGCCTCTAACGGCGACGGTTGTCCGGACGGAAGCTATAATATCGGTATTACTAAAGACGGTAATCCGCTCTGTAAACTAGAGCCGACCGGTTGCCCTTGGGGAGATTCTATACCTCTAGACTCTCCGAAGTGTTCTCCTCCGTCGGATATTATCTGTAACGCCGACTGGACGGACTGTAAACCTAAAATAGAAAGCGAGCCTACTAATGTACCAACACCGACTAACGATACAGGGAGTACCTCGAGTCAAGAAGAACAACCAAGCGGTTGTTATGGCTCGAAGTAAGACCGGTAAATATTTTCCTAAAAAAGTAGATACTCCGGCGTATAAGCGTTGGCACTCCTCGGCTATTCCGCAGATTAACCTACAGAAGCCAAGTCTAGAGATCGACTTTCCTATAAATCTAGCCTGTAGCTTCTATATGGATTCCGCCGTAAAGGTAGATCTATCCGCTCTCTACGAGGGTATACAGGACGTTCTCGTAGAGCTTAACGTAATAACCGACGATAACTATACGATCGTCGCTTCGCACGACGGAAGCGGAGTATTTATCGACCGAGAGAATCCTCGTATGGAGATCGAGATAACGGCTAAGTTTCCGGACGCTCGAATAACCCAACCGGCTACGCTCTCGGCTCTCGCTAAAGCTAAGAATAAGGAGGTATTCTAATGGCTACTAAAAAGAAAATCTGTAAAATCTGTATGAAGTTTCACGATAAAAAGGAGGCTTGCTAAATGAAAAAGACTATTATAGCGTTCGACGTAGACGGTACGCTTATAGATTCCGAGGGTAATACTAACTGGCGAATTACCGACTTACTCCGTAACCTATCTAGATTTAAGAATATCGAGATCGTAGTATGGAGCGGAGGCGGTAAAGACTACGCCGAGATGATAGTCCGGAAGCTAGGACTCGAGAAGTACGTTAAAAGGTGTGCGAGTAAGAACCATTTAGGTAAAGACTCGGAGGGTAAGCACATCTTCGACCCCGAGTTTAAACCGGATATAGCGATCGACGATATACAAGACTGCGAGTTAGGTCTAATAAATCTAATCGTAAGAGAAAAATAAAATGCTATCGGGTGGTAAAATAAAAAGGTTAGACGGCATATATCACTATTGCGGAGCGTGTAGAGAGATAGAGAAGAACTTTAAGAAGCTTCCTACTACGGCTACTATATTTAGCGATTATGTCGTCTTTTTGCGTTTTAATCCTTATAAACCTTGTGCTTCCTACCTCTATAAAGTAAAGATCTAGAGAAAAAAGTACTAGACAAATAAGCGTTAACGTGATATACTCATAAGTACGGTAAAGAATTAAATAAAAACCGTAAATAAAAATTAACAATTTAGCTATAGAACACCTCGACCGTACGGCAACTTCTCCTACTAGAGAAGCGAAGCCCAACACCCTAGTAAGGTACGTAAGCGGACGAAAAGCCTAATAAAACCGTCGAGACGTTCTATAGCTAAGATAGATAAAGGAGACCAGTCCAATGTCAAAAGAACAACAAGTAACCGAAGAAAAAGCCGAGGGTATCGTAGACCGATTCCTCGCTAGCGATTTCGTAACGAACGTAAAGCTCGTCGCTCGAACCGCTAAAAGAGTAATACTAATCGTAGTACCTTTAGGTATCGCTACCTACCTACTACACACTCAAACCGATAAGCTAGTATTAGCTCTAGGAGTCGCTCTAGGACTCGTCGGAGTACTAAATATACTAACTACCGCCTTTACCGCCGAGAAGCTCTCTAAGCCTAGCAAACGTCGCTAGGGTGGTATAATAGGAAGCGTGTATAGATATATGAAGTACATAATTTTACTTCTTATCGGGGTAGCCATAGTAGCGACCGTACTACCGGATAAGAGGGATTCAACTAGTAATTTAGATAAAGTAGAATCGAAGACTAGCTCTATAGTTTCTCCCGAGGTAAAGGCGGAAGAAGTAAAAGAGCCGGTTAAAGATACTCCGCCTCCTGTAGATATAGTTAAAGAGAACCCGAATAAATGCGACCAAGCTACCGAGTGGATTTATCCCGACGGTAGCTGTCATAAGAAAGCCGTAGAGTCTATAGCGTCTTCTACGACCGCTCCTACGGCTTCTAGCTCCGGCGGTTGCGAATTAGTACGTAACTATACTAACTGGAACGTAGACGTAGCGTACGCCGTCTGTATGGCAGAATCCGGAGGCAATACCAATGCCGCTAACTATAACGATAATCACGGTAAATGCGTCGGCTCGTTCGGTTTAATGCAATTAGCTTGCTTCTGGATTCCGAACCCTACCGACCCGAACGCTAATATGGCGAAAGCTAACGAGATATGGTCTCGTAGTGGTTGGTCTCCTTGGGGAGCGTATACCTCTGGTAAATATCTAAAATATCTATAGAATAAGTATTGAGGTTTTACGGCTATTATATTAGTCGGCTATAAAATAAAAATATAGCAATAGTTTTAGGGAATAAAAAGACGACGGCATTTGCGAGAGCCGTCGTCTTTAATTTAGGAGGTTTTAGTTTTACGTGGAGCTTCCGACTAGAGGGGGTGGGCACCGCTAGTCGGTAAATCCCCACGCTCGAGAGGAGGACGGTCTCCGAGTAGTTCTAACTGCTCGTATAAATCCTCTCTCTCCGGCGTAGGTACTAAACCTCGTAGAGCTAATTCTCCGGTAACTCGTTCTATATCGCCGACTAAACGTACGTGCTTCTCTAAAAGATTATCTCGAATACCGGCTACTACTTCGTCCGGCTCTTTTCCAAGATTATATTTTATTCCGTCTATACGTTCGCTTGGCATAACTTACCTTTGTAGGAACTTCGGAGCTATTCCGTTAGTATCGTTATTTTCGCTTACGTGGCGGTATCGGTCGATTAACTTAATAAGACCGGTAACTGCCGCTAAGATTACGAAAGAGATATTTATATAAAGGTCTCCGACGTGTACGTATACGTTCTGTAATTCTCCGCTAGCGACTAGTCCGGTTAAGAACGTAACTATTAGCCCGAGAATACCGAAGTATAAAAATCTAGCGAAAGATTTTCCTAGTTCGATTAAAGCTTTTTTATCCATATTATCCTTTCTTATTTTTTAAATAATGGGAAGTTTTTAAACAATTCCGAGAAGAAGTCGCTAATAGCTTTTAGGAACGCTTCTATAAGGTTAAGACGTACGACTATATCGCTATTACCGGCGGTATTCGGGTCGGTATCTATAGGAGTTTCCGGAACGGTCTCGGGTGGTACTTCCGGAGTCGGTACTATCGACGGTACTTCCGTCATACTATCCGCCGGTACGCCCCAATTCTTAGCGTTATCTCTAGCCCACTTCGAGCGGTAGTACATCTTATTATCGGCTAACGTAATCTTTTCGACTATATCTATATCCGTACCGCTAGCTAACGGCGTACCTTGATTAGCCATAGTATCGAGGTTAATTACGTATAGCTCTCGAGTAGTTCGAAGCTTACGAGGATTATCTAGAGGTAGCCAAGTCGGAACTGGCGTAGGAGGAACAGGGTCGGGTACGTTAGGAGGAGTCGGAGCAGGAACGTAATCGTTAGCGTCGGCTACGTTAAAGCCGTTCGTAGCTCGTATATTACCCTCGTTAAAGCTATAAGCCGTCATATAGTAACGACCGCCGAGAGAGTTCTTACCGATAGCTACTACGTCTACCGACCAACCGGCAGGATACGGCTCTCCGACTGGTTTAGCCGAAGCCCAATCGTTAAAGTTAAAATCCCATAATCGAGTAGCTTTATTTAGAATAACTCTTTTAGGAGTAATTCTTTCGTAGCTAAGAGAAGAAGCCGGAGGAGTCGGCGTAGGAGCTGGACCGGCTAGAATAGCGGAAGCTTTATCCCACTCTAGTTTAGCGTAGCCCTTATCTTTAAGGTCGGCAGGACAGAGCGTAATCGTACTCGATACGTCTTTATGATATGTAATAGCCGTATTAGGATAGGCTTTTCGGAGAGCTACTAGGAGAGTCTTTAAGTTATTAAGCGTAGTCTGGTCGAAGTAACCTCGCCAGTCTCCCCGAGTTTCGATAGTAATACTTTCGGTATTAGAGACCCAATTACCGTTAGTCCAAGCCGTATCGTCGGTATCGACGTACTGCTCTATTTGTCCGGCGTTATTACCTACCCAAAAATGCGAAGAACCGTTACGAGACGGATTAGCCCATAGATAACGAAGCGTATCCTCCCAACCGGCGGAGTGGTGTATTGTAATATATCTTACAGCTCGTTCTCTACCTCGGGTAAAGTTATTCGTATGAGCTTGATAAAATGGTACTCCGGCTACTCGCATAATTTTGGTCTCCCTTAGCTAATATTATTAGTATAACACTATTTATTACTTGGCTATTTGAGCGATTAAGAATCCGACGAATCCTCCGAGAGTAGCACAAGCCGTACCGACGATAGCCATTTGAGCTTTAATATTCGAGATACGACCTTTTAGGTTATCTACTACGCCGTTAAGAGCGGTTACGTCTTTATTGAGGTTTATAATCTGTTCGGAGTAAAGTAGATTTTGCTTCTCTACTGCGGATATAAGCTTGTTAGTTTGAGCGTCTAACTCGTAACGAAAGTCTTTAGATAAACGCTTCTCTTGTTCTAAGAGCGAGTTATCTATTAGAAGTTTTACTTCCGTTTTAGTGATATTATCCACTTCGTCTGCCATTCTTAGTATCCATATCTTATTTTGTTTAAATTCATAAGACTATGGTAACATTTTTTACGTTAAAATTAACCCTCTTGGTCTAGAGATTTAAGATGTTCTTTAATCTTTTTTTCGGCTTCGGCTTTAGATTTAGCCTCTATTCCGATAGTACTACCGTCTTCTAGGGTAGCGATATAGTTGCTAATATCTTCTCGGTCTTCTTTTTTGATAGATTTAATTTCCATAATTACCCTCCTTATAGGTATTTACTAGTAGCTCTAATAAATGCGGCGTGTCCGGAAGCTCCTCGAGTATCCATAGTAGTAGCGGAAGTAGAAGACATAGCGTTCATATAGTAAGTAACGTCTCCGGTATGGTCTTTGTATTCGCTACGATAACAAGTATGTAGTCTAGTACCGCCTCCGGACTCATAATCTCGATTCGTAAGGGCTTGAGAGCCAACAGTATTATTAGCTGTAGAAAGAGTAGTATTTATTTCGATACTTACAATTTGGTATGCGAACAGAGCCTCTATAAGCCAAGCACCTTTACCTACAGTGAGGCTAAAAGACCCGAGGTTATACCAAGTTGAGTTCGTAGGGCTAGCTTGAGCAGACGTAGCTACTTTTTCGGCGGTTAACTGCCAAAAAGTAATAGACTTTGGAAAGCCTAGAGGCGTGTCTCCGATAGAGTAGAACGGACTCGTAATAGCTTCGTTATTAAACGTAGTGCCACTTGGAAAGAATACCGTAAGTAGAGTTGCCGCTACGTCGTGAATAATTCCGTATTTAGTACCGCCGGTAGCTTGGGTAATCTTGATACGCATACCCTCGTAGTATTTAGTAGTAGCGTCGGTAGGTACGGTAATAGTACCTATTCTAGTAGTAGCCGACCACGAAGCGTACGTCCAAGATTCGCCAGAAGCCGTCCAACCAAAATCGGCTATACCGAAAGCGTTAGCGATAGTAATTTTCTTCGCTATATTAGCGGAGCTATCTAGTACGACGAGATAATCGTCGGAAGCTAGCGTCGTTAGTTCTGTTAGTGCGGATATTCTACCCATTTTTAGGACTCCTTATTCTTATTATACATTAACTTGGCTCGGCAGGGTTATTTACATTTTCGAGTACTTCGAGGTTACGCTTAATATCCTCGACTCGTTTATTTACTCTCGGTACGTTATAGGTTAGGGCTAGAGGCATTTTATCCGGAGAGTAGTCTTTCGATACGCTCTGTACTACGATTCCGTCTATAAGAGTACCGAAGCCGATAAAGCCTAGCATTTCGCCGACGGCTACGTCTTCTAGGTAGAAAGTACCGTCTTCGCTAATAGTAACGTCTCCGGCGTATAGAGCGTCTCGTAGTTGGTCTATATCCGACTGCGATAGAATCGTAGCCGTAGAGCTAGAGGTAACTCGGTTATCTGACTTTTTACGAAGACCTCGGCGAGTACCGGCTAGCGGAGTCTCTCGAGTTCGTATAAATAGAGCAGGGTCTCCGCCTCCGGAGAATAGTACGTCGTTAACTACTTGCTCTATAGTTTTAACGATTTTACCGTTTACGACTTGCCCTTTACGTAAGAACCTATCCGGAGTAGAAGAACGCTCTTTAAGGTATATCGTATCCGTACCGAAGTCGTAATAGTAATACCAGTTAGCCGGACAAAGTTCGAGTACTTTTTCTATAGCCTCCTTAATCGTATTAGTCTGGAACGTATAGCTAACGAGAGTTTCGGTAACTTGTATCGAATCGGCGGTATAGTTAATTGCCGCTCCTCTAGACTGTGCGAAGTCGACGACAGAACGTAGGATTTGACTCGGGTCTTTCGATAAGAAAGGTACGGTCGTATCCGCTCCGGCTTCGTAGAGAATAAAGGCTATATCGCTTCCGGTATCGTTGACCATACCGGTATCGTTTGTAGAGTAATAGACCGAACCTCCGGCGTAAGCGGAAGCCGAAGTATAGAAGTTTAGCGGATACGTAGGATTACCGCCGGTTTTGTAGTTATCGGTATTAAATACGAAGTGGTACGTACCTATAGGAAGCGTTATCGGACTATCGAACGTAACGTCTAGATAGGGTACTGGCGTATTGCGGTTAACTGTACCGCTACCGCTTCCGTAGCTTGTAGTCGGGCTTGTAGGAGTACCGCCGACGATAGTTACGTCGAAGTCTATATCGGTATACCAACCGGCGTAAGGATAGAGTCGGACTTTCGATACGACTTTTTGTGCGGCCATACTAAAGGTTTGGGCTAAATATTCGTAATCCGTAGGACCACCGCCGAATATACCGTACGAACCAGTACCTTTAGTACCAGTATCTATATACGCCGTATCCTCGGTCTCTAGAATAATATTATTTAGGTCTTGCGAATAGGAGCGAATCTCCGAACTAATAGAAGTACCGTCTAGTGGTAGCTCCCAACGAGGAACGTAGCCTCTAAATATTGTACGACCTAGAGGAAAGCCGTCTTCTACGAGTATCATACTAGCGTCTTCGTTTAGTATCGGGGTATCGTCCTCGTTTAGTAACGGCTCGAACTGTCCGTAGATAGAGTCTACCTCGACCGATACGTTAGTATCGAGAGTCGTACCGCTACCGAGTCCTGTAACCGGCGATACGTCGATTAAGAACGGCGAATCGCTTTCGTCCGTTATAGGAGCGTCGTCTTCGTTTAAAAGCTCGGCTACGGCTGGCTCGATAGATAAATCGTTACGAGCGAACTTAACCGGCATAGCTCCGATTACATTATTTATATCTTGCTTATAATTAGGCTCGGTATTTACGTCTCGCCAGTCGCCGAGATAATCTCCGTCTTCGGAACGTACTTTAAATCTAGCTCGCTTCTGCGGTAATTCTCGGTTAGGAGGGTCGATAAAGATTCCTCCGAAAGAACTAGCCTCGGCGTTTATAGCTATATCCCAAGTATAGGTAACTCGAATCCGTATAGCGTCTAATTTATAAGTTTGCGTACCGCCTCCGGTACTTTCCATACCGCCGTCTAGCTCTACTTCGATACCGTCTATTACGGCGTTATCCGGAATAATATATAAGTCCTCGAATCCGCTAACGATGAGGTAATAAGACTCCGCTCCGGAATAAGCTCCGTCGTACGTGCCGGTAGCTATAGCGATACCGAACTTTAGTTTATTTATCTGCGAACCGGTAATAGAGGACTGCCCCCATAGGTCGCTAGCTCCGCCGAGATTAGCGAAAGGAGAAGTATCCGTACCGGAAGCTTCGTTGTTAGCTGTAATAATAACGTCGTTAAATACTAAATGAGCTTTATCTAGGTAAGCGGTATCTCCTCCTACGTTATAAAAGCTAAAGGTAGTATTAAATCCGGATACAGTAAATAAATCGTCCGTCTCTACCCAAGAAGTTGTACCGACGCTGTCGTCTTGAGCTACCCTCGTCGGTAGAAGCCAGTCCGTTGTAAATTGCATAACGGATTAAACCTCCCCTATTACTATATCTCCGGAGTTAATCGGTAGGTTATCGGTAGCGTCTAACGCTATCGGCAAGTCGAAAGCTCCAAAGTACAATAAATTACCTCCGCTAGAAGCGTCTCGGATACCCCAATGAGTAACCGTAGTAGCTGGCATACTCGTAAACGTCTCGGAGGTATTACTCGTCTTAGAGCCTCCCGAAGCGTTAGCGAAAGATAGTAATTGTCTAGCGTAGCTACCGCCGGTTACTTCCGTACCGGTATCGGCTATCGTCGGGTCGTTCGTATAGAGAGCGAGATATAAGTTAGTCGGAGCGGTATAGCTAGCTTCTCCTAGAACGTGCTTAATAATAGCTTGTCTTAAATAAGTTGATTTTACGGCTATCATATTACAACCACCTCCGATAATAAGTACTTAATATATCTACCTCTAGAGTAGTAGCGTCGAACGTATACTCGAAAGTACCGCCCTCCGGAGACCAGACCGGAAAGAGTCCGTCTCCCTCGATTATCGCATTATTTAGGTAAATAATCTCGTTAAAAGAGTCGATAGTTAGAACGTCGCCGATAGCGAATATAGCCGTAACGGAGATATAGGTATTCTCTATAGCGTTACCGATAGAGATAGTTACGTAATCGTCGTCCGGAGTTACGTCGACTATAGTAATAGTCGTAAGAGGAGAAGCGAAGTAAGAGCCTCCGCCGACTACCGGTATATTCGTAGAGGTCGTAATTCCGGTCTCGTTTACTAGAGTAGTTTCGGCTTCGTCTTTAGCGAACGGATTAGGAGCTACCATAGATAGATTAAAAGGCATACGGCTAACGTCGGTATTCTTTCTAGCGGTCTGTAGCGATTCGACGTTTACACGCCATACCCGATACTCTCCTCGGTAAGCTATCTTTAAATCTAGTCCTCTACGGTTAACGTAGCTTTTAAGTTGGTCTAAAGCTCCGTCGGCGTTATCTTCCGTATCGGCTTGAATATATCCGGTAAGGTTAAGTTTACGGCGACCGAACTTCTCGAAGACCGCTTTAGCTCCGTCTTTACGAGCGAGGTCTAGAACGCTAACTTCTTTAGGAGGAGCGTTAAAAGCGTCCGTCTCTACTATTCGGAAGTATCCGGCTTGTAAGTCTAAGCCGTCTAGTATTACAGCTCTAGCCATTAGTCGGTACTCCTTGTGTAGCTAATTCGCTAATTCTATTAAATCTATCCCAAAAGGCGTTACTAGCCTCGGCGTTCTCGTTCGTAATATTACCGTAGTTATTAAATACGATACCGTTATCTATAACTTTCGTACCTCCGCTACCTCCGTTAGCCATAGACCGGAGAATATTCTTCGATTCGTTATTAGAGAAAACGTCCGTACCTCTCGGTAGGTTAACTATCTCTCCGCCTCGTCCGGCTACGTCGCCGACTACCGCCGGACCACCTTTAAAGTTACGGACTCCGGTATATAGAGTCGGGAGTTTAGGCATATCGAAGCCTTTACCGCCGATTCCTGGTACCCAATCCGGAGCTTTAAAAGAAAGCTTACCGGCGGTACTATTCCAAAAGTTAGAGATAGCGTTAAAAGCCGTCTTAAACGGAGCGGAGATAGTATTAGCGACGTTACCGAGAGCGTTACCGATACTCGAACCTATACCTTTAAACCAGTTAATAATACCGGTTACTTTATCGGCGACCCAATTATAGGCGGTTACCATAGCGTCTTTTACTCCCATACTAAAGTTCCAGTACCATTTTACCGCCGTTATAATCCACTGTATTAGAGTAGCGAACTTATCTATTACCCAAGAGAGAACGTCGATAACGATTTTAAGTACGTTAATAAAGATATATATATTAGCGACGATTAGAACGCCTATAATAATTCCGATTATCTTTAGAGCCGGAATAAGAACCGGACTAATTAAATCCCAAAGGCGTTGCAACGCCGGAAGTAAGTTATTAACGACGGTATCTTTTAGAGCGTTAAAGGCTGGCATTATTATTGGTCCGATAATCTCCCATAACTTATTAAAGGCTTCTTTAATCTTATCTATAGTCTGTTGTAATCCTCCGAAGTGTTGTACGAGTAAGAATATAGCTAAACCGACTGCGGCGATTACGGCTATTACGATTAGCATAGGAGTAGTTATTGCGGCGACCGCCGTAGCGATAGAGCCGAGAATTATTAGTAGCGGTCCAAGTGCGGCGACTAAGCCGACGATTATAAGGATAATTTTCTTCGTACCGTCGTCGAGCTTATTAAACCAGTCTAGGACTTTATTACCTACCTCTAGAATCTTATTCCATATCGGAGCGAGCTTCTCTCCGAGTTGAGCCGATAGCTCTTTCATACGCTCTTTAGTCATACGAGTAGAGTTAGCGAGTCCGTCGGACGTTCTAGCGAAGTCGCCTTGTGCGTTCTTCGTTTTATCCATTACGTAAGAGTAGCGGAGTTGTACTAACTCGGCTTGCGACATTTCGGACATTGACTTATTTATACCTTTAGCTCGAGCGAACTCCTCTAGGTTAGTTTGAGTCATTACTATACCTAGACCCTTTAGAGCTTCCGTCTCTCCGGTATAGATACCGGCTAAAGCGGTTTGAGCCCTTTCGAAAGATACGTTCTTAAAGGAAGACATATCCGCACCTAATTGCGTTAATCCCATAGACATTTTAGAGGCTTCTACTTGCGTTTGCCCCATACCAGTACCCATATCGCCGAATAGAGCCGTAGCGTCTAAAGCGGACTGTTGAGCTAATCCCATAGACTTAATCGAGGTTTTAGCCCACTCTTTAACCGTAGCGGACTGCGAGCCGAAAGATACGTCTACCTTGTTAATAGTCTCCTGTAAGTCGGAGAAAGCTTTAATAGATACTCCGGCTGCGGCGACTATAGGTAGTGTTAAGCCGACGGTCATTTTACCGCCTACGTCTTTCATTTTAGAACCCATTTTATCGAGGCGGTCGCTAAGAGAGCTAAACTTCTTTTCGGTTTTATCTAAATGGTTATTAACCTCGTCGAAAGCCTGTTTAGCCTTATTATGAGCTTCTATAAAGATTTTTAGTTTAGCTTCGTCTGTCATAGTTATATGATACCACTTTTACGACTTGTTCTGATTATCGTTATATTCGGCTTCTATCTCGAACTTTATCGAAAGTAGCGTAATAAACCACGCCGGTTGTCTAACGTAATCTTGGTAGGTCCAGCTCATTAACGAACAAAGTTGTATTATCCCGAATCGGCTATCCGAGAGTCTTACTTGCTTGTTTCCGGAGAGGACTTTGTAGTACTCGTCTCGGAGCTGGTCTCTTTTTTTTCCGGTACGTCTCCGTCGACTATCTTAGCTACCTCGGAGGTAACGAAGCTATAGTCTTTCGCTCGCATATTTAGAACGGCGTTAACTACGTCGCTCTCTTTACCGTCGACTGATACGACGACGACTTCTATAGAGGCGTTCTCTTGGTCGGATAGCATAGACTCGCTAAGTTTAGGAGTAAGTCGCTTACCGTCTTGGGTAGTACTTACGCCCTTAAACATAGCTCCGTCTATTTTCTGCGACTCTCTACCGGTAATCCACGAACGTAAAACTACGACGTGTCCTTTTACCGGTGTTACTACTTCGAAAGTTTCTCGGTCTTCCATATTATTTACTGGTCTCCTTATTTAAATTACTTACTAAGCGTAGTTAGTACCGTCTTCTAAGTTAGTAAGACGAGCGGTTAGCATTTCTCCGTCGGCTTGACTATATAGAGCGGTAAAGTTTAACGTCTGCTTTAGGGGGTCGTTAGCGTCCCAACCTCGTTCGAACTCCTCGAATACGACTTCGTTAAGGTCGAAGCGTAATTGTGGGTTATGCCCTGTACCGAGGTCTGTAGCGGTATCTACCATATCTACCCGAATAGCTCGGTGCGTATTAGCGAAGACGTAAGCTCTCTGCGTAGTATTTTCGAAGTAAAGTTCGATAGTACCGGTAACAGAGAATTGCTTGTTAATAATAGATTCCGGCTCGTTACTACCGAGGACGTATAGAGCCTCGGCGTTCTTAGCGATTTCCATATTAAAGCTTGTTACGTTTATAGCGGAAGCTCCGTCTAGACCGGCTTCGTTAGAAGCTAGTTTTAGGCTAACTTGGCTAGGGATAAACTCTACTTCGTTAGTAAACGCCGGAGTATTAGTAGCGGTCGCCGACTTTTTACTAATTAGGTTTATAGTTCGCATTACGTAGTCGTCTACGGCTACTTCTAGAGACCAAGAGTTAACCATTGCGTAAGGGAAGCGTACGTCTTGTATATCGTCGACGTAGCCGATAGTCATAGAATCGTGGTCGTTAGAGTTAACTAGAGCGTAAGCGTGGTCGTATACGTTACTAACGCCTCTCTCGGTAGATACCGGAGAGCCTCCGAATACCGCTACGAGTTCGGCACCGACGGAGTTAATAAAGATTTTACCGCCGTATTCGCCCTCTCCCCATAACTTAATAATATCTGCGTCGTTATTTTCTTCGATACGACCCATAGCCGAATCGTTCTTAACGTACTCTACTTTATCGTCGAAAGAGTAGCTTTTAACTGGAACCCAAAAAGCCGGAGCTTCGCCAGTACCTTTAGTAGTTTCTACGGCGATACCTATAGCACCAGTTCGCCCGATAATTTTAGCCATTATTTAGTCTCCTTTTCCTTTTTAAGATGATTCTCTAACGCTTTTTCGGCTTCCGAAAGGGAGCTAGCCTCTACGCTAAAGTTTGCTCGAGTAAAATTATAACGCTTTAGAGTCGTAGCTTTTTCTTCTACTACGGTTTCTACTACTTTCGATTTTTCTTCTGCTTTAGCCATTTACGTTAACTCCTATAGCTTAATGATACTATATCACGACGATTTAATATAGATTCGGCTTCTGTTGCGTACTCTCTACGTTAAAGCGAATTATACCCTCGACCGAAAAGATATTCGTACCTCTTTTTTCTACGCCTAATCCGTAATCTATCTGTAGTCCGTTATCGTTTATAGAGATAAATAGGTTATCTCCTAGCTTCTGATTCTTCCTAAGAGCGTAAGCTAGAGTATTAGCCCTTAAAGTAAAGGTAGCGTCTCGGGCTTCTATATATTCGTAGAGCTTATTCGTACCTCTAGTAAGGTCGAAGCTCTCGTTTAGGTCTCGAGTCCAGTCGTAGATAACGGCGATAACTATAGGTTGTACGTGCCGGTCTTGCATTGTGCCGTCGGAGAGTACCGTAGTACCGTCTCGGGCTACGCTAACGACCGGAAGCTCGCTTTTAGGTTGAGCTAATACGTCGCCGTATACATAGTGTCCTATAAGCTCCGGTGGTCCGTCGGCTTCGAGCATATCTATAATAGCTTTTAGTATCGGGTCTCGGTATTCGGCTAATCCCATATTATGCGTTTCCTCTCATAGCTCTTATTATATGCTCTTGGAACTCTTTTTGTATAAATTGTTGGCGGTCTCGGTCTATTTTCATCATTACACGACGAGGAAGACGCTTACGAGGCTTATTCGACTGGTGGTACTTAAAGTAAGGAGTCGGGTTAAATATCTCTATATAGTTCGCTCCGAGGGTTTGCTTAAAGTTACGACGCATAGCCGAAGTCTTTTCTAGTAAAGGGTGCGGTAAATTATCTTTACGTGGTACCCAACGACCGAATAACGCTCCTCGACTAGAGAAGTTCGTATCTATAGAGCCTCGTACCTCCGCTCCGATACGGAATAGAGGACGTTTAAAGTCGCTAATATCGCTCGGTATAGTAAGAAGCCGTCTCGATAATTGCTTTTCGCCCTCGAGAGTTACATTTAGCTCTATCATATTTAACCTCTCATAAACGAATCGTCTTGACTAACGGTATCGTTATACGTCGATAGGTCGGTATTACGAGCGAATAGATTACCGTCGCTTACGCCGGTAGCTACGACTCGGCTAGAAGAACCGGTAGCGTCGGCTATCTCGTTTATAAAGTCCATTAGAATACTTTTAGCGGAAGCGAGCTTCTTATAGCCGTCCTTAGAGCTTTCTTCGGTATCGGCGGATAGTCCGTAGTCTCGGATAAGAATTAAAGCTCCGGCATAGAGACGAACGAAAGTCTTAACCGTAGCCGGTACGTCGGTATCCTCCCAAGTCGTATAGTCTAATATGCCCTTTAGCTTACGTTGAGCCCAGTCTATAGCCTCTTTACGGTACTTATCGACCTTAGCGTCGGATAGAGCGGATTTAGCGTAAGAACCGAGTACAGTAGCTCCGTTAGCCGGAGCTACGGCTAGAGTAACCGCTCCGGTCTCTACGTTTACGGCGGATACCGTAACGGCTACGTCGTTTACGTAGGCTATAAAGTCTCCGTCGACTGCGGCAACGTCTATAACGTCGTTATAGTTACGGTCGACTATAAAGGTATTCTTAGCGTAATAAATAGTATTAGAGCCGTTAGCTAGACCGGTTAATTCCTCGAACTTTACTAAGTGGTAATGTCCGGATTCTTCTCGTATATCTTGGTAGGAAGAATAATCTTTATCGCTAACGGCTGCCATACTATCTACTCCTTTAAGTTTATTAAGAAGTAGCGTTTACGATAGCTTCGGCTACTTCGGTCTTTGTTTCTAGTTTATCAGCATTTTCGATATTAAGCTCGCTAGCTTTAGCGTTTAGCTCGTTTCGACTTAGCTTTAATAGAGAATCTACGTTCGGAGCTTCCGGAGCTTCGTCGCTAGCTTCTTCCGCTTCGTCGCTAGAAGAATCTTCGCTATCGCTATCTTCTGTACTAGAGTCTTCCTCGGTAACGTCGGCTTCGGTGGTTGGTGCGTCGCTCTCGCTTTCGCTAACCGTCTCGCTCGAGTCTGATTCGCTCTTATCCGAGACACCCTTAACTGTGAGTCTTGCGTCATCTTTAAATACCTTTACTTCCTCGTTAGTCAATTCGAGAACTTGAGGCTCGAGAACGGTAAATTGTACTCCG